ACATCAGCAACGGAAAGATTAAAAGAGACAATAACAGATGAAAAAATACAAAAAGCATTTTTGGAATTGTATCCCCATTTAAAAGAAAAGGACAAAAAGAATGAATCAAGTTAGAACGCTTCCAGTTGTTGATGTAGGTGATGATTTAGGAAGTATTGCTCCAAAAAGCAAGGAACACTTAGCCATTTATTGTGCAAATATTTTTAATGTTATTTTCCCATATCCTTCATCAGACGAAGAATATTGTGTAAAAAATAATCATAAAAGCCCGCTCGATGCAATGTGGGCAGCTTATGCCGAAGAAGATGATTTTTTAATTTGGTATGCAATGAGAGGAACTGGCAAAACATTTGATCTTGCTTTATTAAGTTTTCTTGAATCCGCATTTAAGCCTCAATGTGGAATAAATATTCTTGGTGGAAGCTTAGAGCAATCAACAAAAGCGATTGCATACTTGAAGGATTTATGGGAATATCCAAGTGTTCCAAGACATTTATTATGTGGAAATGAAGTGGCAGGAAGAGGATGTAAGTTAACTAATGGTTCTTGGATTACAGCTTTGGCGGCTTCAACAAAGTCGGTTAGGGGTCCTCATCCACAAAAATTAAGACTTGATGAAGTTGATGAAATGGATTCAAAAATTTATGAGGCAGCGAAAGGTCAACCAAAGATGAAGTGTGGAATAAGAGATAATATTATCGTAAGTTCAACACTTCACAATCCATTTGGATTAATGAGCGAGATTATTGATAATAGAGTAGAACTGGGCGCAGAATTATACGCTTGGTGTGTAAATGAAGTAATAGAACCAAAGGGATTTTGGACATTAGATGAAATTCAAAGAAGAAAAAAACAACTCACCAAGGCAATGTGGGAGGCTGAATATGAATTAAAAAGACCTAAACTTGGTGAGACAATTTTTGATTTTGATTCAGTTGATAGAGCTTATAATCGTGGCAGATTTGATATTATTAATAAAAATAATATTATTGAGGCTGGCATTGATTGGGGTTATTCATGTACTGTATTGAATCTAATTGAAGATATGAAAAATATGTATAAAAATTCAAAATCATTTGGATTCGAATACATTGAATTAAATGATAGATGTCAAAAAATTGCAGATATTTGTATTGAATATAATATTAGTAAGATATATTGCGATTGCAATCCAAAGGATTCAAATATTACATTAACTAAAATATTAAAAGAAAGAGGATGTTCAACTGTAATAATTCCAATTGCTTTTAATAAATGGAAGGACATAGGGATTAATATTCTTAGATTTCTTTTTGAAAATGATGTTTTTAACATAACTGACAAAACATGTCAAGATAAGTGTAAAAAATATCATTATAAAAATGCTGATCTTGGCATAATTGCGAAAGAAGATGATCATTATCCAGATAGTTTAATCGCTTGGGCCAGTAGCAAATATGAGTTGTTGGGATATAATATAGATAAAAATAAAAAGAAATAAGGAGATGAAATAAATGGCTTTTTTACCTGAAAATTCGATTTTCCCACCTGCTGAATGGGTTGGTTGGTTTGATAAATATAATGAGTGGAGTTCGTGGTATAGTGGTGACCCCAAATTTTTATTTGATTATTATAAAATTCAGTCAATAGGAAATGAAATTGCTCAAATGAAGTTTTGGGCGAGAATTGATGATAATGAACGAAACGGAATTGTGCATTTACCAGCGGCAAATGATATTTGTACAACTTCGTCGAACTTGTTATTTTCTGAAAAAGTTAATATTACTTATGAAGAAAATAATATCTCAGGAGAAAGAATAAAGGTCTTTTTAAATGAAAATGGATTTGATAATCTTCTTTTGGAAGGTGCGGAATTATGCGCAGCGTTGAGTGGTTGTGTTCTAAAATTAGATATTGAACCTAAATTATTGACTATTCCAATTATGTCAATAGTTACTCCAAATCAATTTTTACCAACATTTTGGAGGAGTAGATTATGGGAGATTCTTTTTTTTAAAACTATAAAATCAGACAATTCACAAAATATTTGGAGGCTGTTTGAAAATAGAAGGAAAGAAGATAATGGCTTTATTGTGGAGTATAAATTATTTAAAGGTCGTCTTGATAATGTGGGGAATGAAATTGATATAAATAGTATTGAAGAATTAAAAGATATGAATTTAGAAGATATGAAATATTATAATATTGATGGGTTAGGATGTGTATATGTTCCCAACATGAGACCAAACAAATTAGTGCCAAGTTCATCATTGGGAATTAATGATTATAATTCTGAATTGACATTAATGGATGCACTTGATGAGGCTTGGACATCTTGGATGCGTGATCTTGAACTTGGAATGGCACAAATTTTTATTGATGAGGAATTGATTACAAGAAATCAGCCATCATTAATAATTTCTGGAAGTAGTCAATCAATCGATTCAACATATTTAAATAAATTTTCAAAATATAAAAAAGCATTTACTAAGTTAAATCTTACACAATGGAAATTATCAGGTAATGTTGGCGTAAAACCTATTGAAAATATTCAGTTTGATATTAGAGTTGATGAACATTTAAAAACATGCGAAAAACTTTTCTATCAAATAATAACTAACTGTGGATATTCGCCTCAGACATTTGGTCTTGGTGATCTTGGAAATGTTGCATCTGGAACGGCATTAAAAATACTTGAAAGAAAAAGTCAATTGACAAGAGAAAAAAAGTCTAGATATTGGTTGCCTGCAATTAGATCAATACTTATCCAAATGCAACAATTTGATAGAGCAGTTGGTTTTAAAAGTTATGAATATCAAGATATTACATTAGAAATACAAGATTCAATCATAAATGATTCAAAGGAAGTCTCCGAAGTAGTAAGAAATTTATCACAGGCACAGGCAGCATCTACATATACAAAAGTTAAATTGCAGCATCCTGATTGGAATGATGAAAAAATTATTGAAGAAGTTGATAGAATATTAAAAGAATCTGGAATAAGTTCAGAAATTTTTAAGGATGAAGTATGAAAATAATAATTGCAATACTTTATAATATAATATATAATCATAAAAAAAGGAGATTTCATTTAAATGAATAATAAGAATATTGCAGAATTTTTAAGATTTAATTGGGAAAATGATGATGAATATAAGTATAGATTTGGTATATTTAATATTGCTGATGAAATCCAAAATATACTTGAAGATGCGACTAAAATTGCTGAACAACAATTCCCTAATTATAAAGTTATTATAAATAGATTAGAAAAAATATTAGAAGAATTAAAACTTAAAGTGCCTGATATTTATATAACTACAAATAATTATTTGATTGAGTCAATTAATTATTATATTAAAGGATATACAATTGTAGATAATTGTATAAAAAAAGGTAAAAATTTTATGAATCCAAGTACTTTTAAGTTAGATTATGATCATAATATTATGTTTAAAGCCAGTGAGTTGATTTCGGTTGGAAGTTCTTTTGCATTTATAGTAAGAATAAAAAATATTGAATTATTTGAAGAAAAACAAACTAAGTATATTTCAAATTTGGGTGATGAAATAAATGGCAATTAATCAAGGGAATTTTGATAGATTTGGAGCAAATTTAATAGTTAGTTCGCAAAGTGTTGTATATGCTATTAGTAAAGCATTATTAAGACTTAATAAAGCTTTACTCAATGACCCTCAAAACATAGTAAAGTATAGAAAAATATATGAAAATGAAATAAGAAAAATTGCAAAAACATTTGACAAAGAGTGGAAAAATTGGGCAGATGAAGACTTGGCAAAAGCTTATATTTCAGGTGTCAAAAGTGCTGAATCACAGATAAAAACTATTGGAAAGAGTTTAACAAAAACAGATGAAATAACAAATGGTACTTTATTATTAAAACAATTTTCTCCACCATCTGGAATTCCTGAAATATCAGGTCAAGTAAGTATGTTATTTAAAGATGCTGGAATTGCTAATCATGAAACGTTTTTTGGCGTGTTTCGTCAGTCTGCGTATTATAGTTTAGAAGGTCAAAATTTGCAGATATTAAGAAAGAGTGATGATTTGTATCGAAAAACTGCGATTATGGTCGGAGAAAAAAGATTTAGTGAAGGTGATGTTTTTGTTAGAAGGCAATTTTCACAGGATTTATTAAATGAATTTGCAAAACAAGGAGTTCAGACAATTACATATAAAAATGGGAATAAGTATAGCATTGATACATATTGCGAAATGTTAGGAAGAACAATGTCGGGTAGATGTGCTTTACAGGCAAATTTAAATAGAATGTTTGAAAGTGGATATGATTTAGGAATAGTTTCGGCACATTTCAGAGCTTGTGACTTATGCACACCATATGAGGGAGTAACGTTAAGTATTGATGGTCTAGACAAAAGATATGAAAGTCTTGCGGATGCAGAATTACAAGGTCTTTTTCACGCAAATTGTCTCCATGATATTTCACCGTTTTTTGAAGGTTTAACGCCTGACTTGTTGCCTAGTGTTGATAGATATGAACAGCAGTTAATCAATGAGTATGGATATAATGAAGCTCAGAAAATAGCATATAATGAACAACAGAAACAGCGATATATTGAAAGACAAATAAGAACTTGGAAACGTAGGGAATCAGTCGCTTTGGATGATATAACTAAAAAAAGATGTAATAATAAGATTAAAGAATGGCAACAAAAGCAAAGAGATCATTTAAAAGATAATCAGTATTTAAGAAGAAAATATGAAAGGGAGCAAATTAAAAAAGCTCATTAAAAAAATGTATGCAACGTTTAGGGATGTAAGTAAAGTAAGAAAAGGAACTTTAACAGATATAAAAATAAGAATTAAATCGATTAAAGATCATAAAATTTTTTTAGATTTAATGGTTAAATATCAAGATGAAAAGAAAGGATTTAATTGGTTAATACCTTCAAAAATTAATTATAAATATTATACGAGAATGAATATTAATGATACTTATGATTTATTTGAAAAGTTTAGAAAAGAATATTATAAGATTTTAAGAGAAAGGAATTAAGTAATGAAAACTTTAGAAAATTTAAAGATTTTAGAAACAATAATAAGTGAAAAAGAATCAACAATTAAGATTGAGACATCAGATGAAGATATTTTGAAAATAAATCAAATATTAAAAGGATATCATAGACAAGATTCTAACAAAACAAAAGGAAAAACATCTTTTAATGAAAATGGTAAACCTGATAATAAAGAAAGATTTTTTTTCTTTGAAGTTAAAGAGATTAGAATTATTAATGATGATTATGCCTCTATGTATTTTATTTTAAAAGAGATAGGATACTATAGTAGATTGAAGTCGATTCATGAATATTGTTCTATTCATGATAATTTGATTTTAGAGACATGTAATGAAGATGAAATTAATGAAGCTCATGAGCAAAGAGGATATTGTTAAAAATATAAGTAAATAGATTTTATTTATATTAAAATGTTGAAAATGAGATTAAAAAAAGAAAGGAACTAAGCATAATAATGAATGGATTAACTATTAATAATGATTTTTTCAAAGATAAAAAAGTATTAATCACAGGCGGAACGGGTAGTTTTGGGAAAAAATTCACAGAAACATTATTAAAGATTGGATGCAAAAAAGTTTATGTCTATTCTCGAGATGAATTAAAGCAATGGGAAATGAATAAGTTTTTTGATGATTCAAGAATACAATTTTTAATTGGTGATATTAGAGATTATGAAAGAATTTATAGAGCAATGAATGGAATTAATTTTGTTGTACATGCAGCGGCGCAAAAACATGTACCATCATGTGAATATAATCCATTTGAAGCAGTTAAAACAAATATTCTAGGTGCTGAAAATATTATAAATGCATCAATTGAAAATAAGATAGAAAAAGTTATTGCATTAAGCACAGATAAAGCAGTAAATCCATTGAATTTATACGGATGTACAAAAGCAGTAATGGAAAAACTTTTTGTAAATGGGAATGCTTATACAGGCGGAAGAAATACATTTTTCTCATGCGTAAGATATGGAAATGTTGCAGAATCAAGAGGCTCGGTTATTTCCCTTTGGAAAAAGTGTGTTAAAGAAGGAAAGAAATTGCCTTTAACTGATAAAAAAATGACTAGATTTATTTTGTTGCTTAATCAAGCTGTTGATTTTGTAATACATTCATTTGAAATTATGCAAGGTGGTGAAATTTTTATTCCAAAGTTGCCCTCTGTAAGAATGTTAGATGTCGCAAAATGTTTTAATGCTGAAATTGAATTAATAGGAATGAGAGCAGGTGAAAAACTGCATGAGACATTAATTTCAAATGAAGAAAGTTATAAGTTTTTTGAATATGAAAATTATTATATATGCTTACCTGATTTTGATTGGATGAAAATTAATATTCCTGATGGGGGCAAACATGTCCCAGAAAATTTTAGTTATTCAAGTGATATTAATAATTTTCTTGATGAAAGGATGATAAAGGAATTATGTCTAAAATAAATTATGCTAATCATTTTCTTGATGAAGACGACATTAAAAGTGTTGTTGATGTATTAAAAAATGAGCCATTAACACAAGGGAAAAAGACAAAAGAGTTTGAGGATACGATTACTAAAAGAACTGGATTTAATTATGCAGTTGCTGTAAATTCTGGAACAGCCGCTTTGCATATAGCTTGTATTTTATCAGGAATAAATTGTGATGATGAAGTTATAATTCCATCAATAACTTTTGTTGCAACGGCAAACGCTGTTAAATATTGTAATGGTAATCCTGTTTTTTGTGATGTTAACGATTCATTACTAATTGAACCTTTATCAGTTGTGAAGATGATAACAGATAAAACAAAAGCAATTATTGCAGTTGATCTTGGAGGTCAACAGTGTGATTATAAATCATTAAGACAAATTTGTAATAAATATAATTTAATGTTAATTATAGATGCTTGTCATTCTTTTGGATTAAAACCTTATGAAGATGCTGATTTTGTTTGTTATAGTTTTCATCCAGCTAAACATATAACAACTGGGGAAGGTGGTGTTATACTATGTAATAATTCTTGGGATTATTCAAGGGCAATGGCAATAAGAAATCATGGAAGATGGAAGACGTTTGATAATCAAATGTTAGATATGGGATATAATTATAGAATGCCAGATATAAATGCAGCGTTGGGAATTGCTCAATTAAAGAAAATTGAGCAATTCTTAAAAGCTAGAAAACTTATTGCCCAAAATTATTTTAAAATTTTGGGCAATGTAACAATTTCTCAAAGGAATGAAAATGCTTGGCATTTATATATTATTGTAGTTGATGAAAGAGATAAATTTTTAAAATATATGTTTGATAATGATATAATTTGTCAAGTTCATTATATACCAGTATATGAACATCAATATTATAAAAAACAAAAGATTAAAATTGATTGTGCTTATACTTCAATGATTAAAGATAGTATTGTAAGTATTCCTATATATCCAGCTTTAACTATTGAAGAACAATCAAAAATAATTAGTTTAATTTCTAAATATATAGGTTTGTGAGGTTAAGTGAGGTTAATTATGAATCAAAAAAGATATGAAATGTTAAGCAAATTTATAAATGTTGATGGTTGGAATATTAGTTTTAAAGTTAATAAGTTGGCAGGAAAAATTGATTTAGTTGTTACTCATCCTTTGTATTGTGAATTGCCACATTATAAGCATAAAAAATTAATTCGCATAAGTTTTTATGATAAAGAAACTAAAAAAGCATGGGATTATTCAACTTATGAGCTTATAGCATATAAACTTGGACTTGATTGGAAATTAAAATGGTGTAAAAATAATGTGCAAAATATTCTTAATCCAAAATTAAAGGAATTATTATTATGATTTATAAAGATAAGAAAAAGTGGATTTTAGCTTGTGATTGTTGTAATGAACAAGTTATTTTAGATTCTTTTGATAGTTGTCGTGACTATATAAAAGAAAATGAATGGAGAACAATTTTTATAGGAAATGAATATGAAAATTATTGTGTTGATTGTAAGATTATGTTGCAAAAAGACTAGAAAGGAAAATTAATAATGAATGAAGAGTATAGAAAAGAATTTGAGCAAGAATTAACTAAACTGTTAAATAAATATAGTATTGAAAATGGATGTAATACACCGGATTTTATATTATCCAAATATATTATTAATTGTTTAAAAAACTTTAATGTAATGATTAATAGTCGAGAAATTTGGTATGGAAGGTTGAGGCAGGACGAAACACCAAATAGTATTTTAGATAATGAATATGATGAAAAATAAAAAAAATAAGATAAAAGGGATGATAATAAATGAAGTGTAATAGATGTCCATTCTATTCATCAACTTATATTTCTACTGAATGCACTTTATTAGAAATTGAAAATTTTATAGCATCGGAAACAGATTGTAAATTGGTAAATGAAGATGGGACAATAAATGATGAAGAACTAGCAAAAATAGAACAAGAAGAATAAAGGATGAAGGAGAGAATTAAAATGGCAAATAATGTAATGACTAGTAAAGAAAGATATAAAAAAGAAGAATTAATTAATATCTTAAAAGACATATTAGATATTAAAAAAAGTAAATCATCAGATTGTTTAAATTATAGTGAGCTTGAAGATATTTTATATTATCTAGAAAATAAAGATATTCAGTGTTTTAATGTAGATAATTTAAATTACATAATAAGCACTTCAAAAGATGAAATTGATATTTCTTTGATTAGTGATGGATACCATACATTCGATGAATTATATTATCATCGAATGATTTTGTTTGCAGTCATATGTAAACAGAACAAAGAAAAAGCATGGAAAAGTAAGTTACATTCAGATGGAACAATGTTTCCAAACTATTTCATAGTTGGTATTGATACCCCTGATGGACAGTATAGTTATCATTATCATGAGCAATATTGGAATTATTTTAATGATATTATAGAAATGTTAACAGCACCGCCTTGGGATGGACATGTTTCTAACAATGTTAATAGATTATTAAAAATATAAAGGAGATAATTAAAATGGCTACAGTTATACTCGACATGGGCAGCGGAAATACATGTCAGAATAGAAAAGAATATATCAAAGAAATGTATGATCAGTTAAAGGCAATTGATACAAAAGCACATGAAGTAATTGTTAAATGGCAATTGTTTGAAAGAGCTGGGGCAAATGTTCCATTAACACATGAATGTTTTAATTATGCATATGAGTATGGAAATGAATTGGGTTATCAAGTTACTTCCTCTGTAAATGATAAAATGTCTTTAGATTTTTTGTTAAGTCATAAAGTACCTTTTGTTAAAATAAAAAATGATAGGTCTTTAGAATATTTGATAAAGTATATACCTAAGGATGTTCCAGTTTATATTTCAAAATCTGGTCCTCTATGGTTGCCAGAAAGAAAAAAGAATATTGAAGAATTTTGGTGTATTTCAAGGTATCCTGCGACTGTTGATGAATATGAGAATTTACTATTAAAGAATCTTTGTAATATCTCAGATCATACAAAAGACTTTACTTTATTTTATAAATATTTTCCAAAAATGATAGAATGGCATTATAAATTAAGTTATAGCGTTGGTCTTGATTCTGGTGAATTTGCAAGAACACCAGAACAATTAAGTGCAATCTTATGAAAAAAAAATTATTTTTTTAAATAAATATTCATTCGATTATAAGGATATTCATTACAATAGAATACGATTACATTCATTTTTTAATTATAATTATGCTGATTTCTATGAAATAAATTATCATGAGAAAAGGATATATAGAACGAATGCATACGGCTTGATTTGTGGTAATAATAATGGTTATGAGTTAACATCGATTTTGCTAAAAGATGATAACTTTTTAAAATATTTTTTTAGAATAATCAATCACATTAGAAAGGATAATGAGAATGAATATAATTTTTTTTCAATAATTAAAGATTGGCAGCAGATTAAAAAATGGTTATTTTATTATGAAAAATAGAAAGTGAGAATAATTATGAATATATGTTTAATTCCTGTAAGATTTGATTCTAATAGATTACCGGGTAAAGCTTTGTTAAAAATAGCTGGAAAGAAATTAATGGATTATGTAATAGAAAGTGCTTTAAAATCTTGCCAAATAGATAGAGTTGGGGTCATAACAACAAATAGAAGTGAAGACATAAAATTAATTGAATCTTACAAAGAAAATGAATCAATTTTTTGTTATTCATGGAATGGACACTGGAATGATGTACTAGGAAGATTTAATGCGGCAGTTGATTATTTTGAAAAAAAAGAAGAAATAGAAATTGTTAATGTAATTAGATTAACTGTTGATTGTCCATTATTATATTATTTTTCTGATTTGATAGATGACATAATTGAATTCCATATTAATGAAAATCTTGATTTTACATATAATACACATTTTAAAAACGGATGGCCTAGTGGTTTAGATGTTGAAGTCATTAATAGAAAGATACTTAAAGAAATAAATGGCTTTGCTAGTTATACTGAAAGAGAACATGTTACATTATATATTAAAAACAATGTTAAAAAATATAATATTGGTTATGTAAAAACAAAAAATCAGTTTGAGCAAAAATGGAGTATAGATACATCCGAAGATTTAGAAAAAATTTCTGATTTGATTAAAATATTTAATAATTCAATGGAAGGTAATATATATGAGATATCAAGAAGAGCTATGGACAGGTGATCTTGGAAATGATTATATAAAAGATAATAGCAATACGAAGTATATAGCATGGAAAGCATCAATTTTTAGAAATATATTTTTAAGTTGCAAAATATCTATAAAATCATTACTTGAATATGGGGCGAAT